CCTAACTCTATGATGGATGAATTTAGAAAGCATGCAGAAGGACAGACTGACAAGGCACTGGAGTGGATTACAGACCAGAACGTAGATGTCCACTACTATCCAGCTATCATGACAGCTGATGATGGCTTAGAACGCTCTGTGTGGCCTGAGAAGTGGCCTATAGAGTGGCTGCAGTCACAACGCCATTTGCGTGACTTTGCTAAGAACTATATGAACAGACCAGTTAATGCTGATGGCAACTTTTGGACAGAGCAAGATATTATTATTAGCGATTTAGAAGAATACGGCAATACGATTATATCTATCGACCCAGCCGTAACAAAGAATAAGATTTCTGACTATACAGGCATAGCTGTATTGAGCAGAGGCGACGATGACTTCATTTATGTAAGAGAGGCCATCCAAGTAAAGATGTCTCCTTCAGAGTTGGCAGAAAGAGTCGCAGGGCTAGTTGATATCTATCAGCCTGGTGTAATCTATGTAGAAACTAACCAGGGCGGTGATCTATGGAAGGACGTATTTAAAAATATTCCTGTAAAATATAGATCTATAAGACAAAGTGTTTCAAAGCAAATCCGTGCAGGAAAAGCTTTGAACTTTTACCAACAAGGAAAAATTAGACATACCGCACATTTTCCTGCGTTGGAAGAACAGATGTGGGGTTTCCCAAAGATCTCTCACGATGACGTTCTTGATGCGGTAGTGTCTGGCGTACTTTACTTCTTGGATAATAAATCTCCAAAGGTAGTAGCCAAGCAACTTAATTATCTGAGGAGATGAAAATGATTGATGATATTAGATTAGCCTTAGACTATATATTGAATAGAAAAGATGGATACAACCGTGCTGAAACATACTATGAGGGTACACAGCCAGAAGTCTTTTTGAATCAGAGATGGTTTAAGCTATTTCAGAAGAACCAAAGCGACTTTCGCTTTAATTTTAGCAAGACAGTAGTAGATGCGGTACTAAATCGCTTAGAGATCGATCAGATTGAGACAAGCTCACCTGAAGCAGATGTTTACATGGCGGCACTTCTTGAGCAGTCAGATATTAAGCTGGACATCAATGAGATACATAGAAACACTCTTATCTATGGAGATTCATATGCAATGGTCTGGCCAGATGAGACAGGCAAGCTAGCAATTGATTACAACTCACCACTTACAACTGTAGTTATTTATGACCAGGAGAACCCACGAAAGAAGCTGTTTGCAGCTAAAATGTGGCAATATGCTGATTATGACACAAAAGAGATTCACTTAAACCTTTACTATCCAGATCGTATTGAGAAATATGTTGGATATGGTGAAATTGAGAACATGGGTACTCCACAAGGATCTAACTTCATGCTAACAGAGACAATTGTTAATCCATGGAATGAAGTTCCTGTATTCCACTTCCGCACACATAAGCCTTATGGCCGTCCAGAGCATGCAGATGCTTTCGGCCCTCAAGATGCTATCAATAAGCTTGTAAACACACACATGCTTACTGTAGATTATCAGGGTGCTCCACAGCGTTATGCTTTGACCACTGGTGGTAACGTAGCAGAAATGGATGATTTCTCAGAAGGCGACACAGCCAGAGAGAACATTGGTGCACTAAAGAACGGTCCAGGAGAACTTTGGTACTTACAAGGTGTCCAGACTGTTGGTCAGTTCCCAGCAGCAGAGCCAAAGACATTTACAGAGCCAGTTAATGAGTTTGTAAATCAAATGGCAGCAATTACTTCAACACCAACACACTATTTCCAAAAGGGTACATATGTTTCTTCAGGTCAAGCACTTCGTGCAGCTGAAGCACCACTTGTAAAGAAGGTTAAGAACCGTCAGCTTGCTCTTGAGTCTACATGGAGAGATTTATTTCTATTCATGCTTAAGATTGAAGGAATTACAGCTGTAATAGACATTGATTGGGCAGAGGCAGAAATTGTCGATGAGGTTGATCAATGGGATGTAGCAGTACGCAAGAAGTCAGTAGGAATGCCACTAGAGCAGATCCTTCTTGAACTAGGATATGATCCAGAGTTAGCAACACAAATTGCTGCTGAATCTATGGTGGCAACTGGAACAACAGAAGACATATCGCTACAATCAACAGGTATAAATGCAAACAACTTGGCTTTAGAACAATCTGCAGCCGAAAGAAATAACCAGATAGGATAAAAATGGAAGAAACTCAGGTAGATGGTACGTCCGAAGAGATAAAAGATCCAGCCGCAGTCTTAGCAGCACTTGATCGTGCTAAAAAGGATGCAAAGCAGTTTAGAGAAGAGAAAGAAGCACTTGAACTAGAAATAACTAGGTTTAAAGACGAAAGTGCCAAGTTCTCAAGTAAACTACTTAAAGAAAAGGTAATTCAAGAACTATCCAAGCATTATGCTGGACCAACTGATAGATTGTTTAAGTATTTAACTCTATCTGAATTGACATTTGATGAAGAATTAAATGTTATTGGTCTAGATAATCAAATCAATCAAATAAAGAAGGACTTTCCAGAAATATTTGATCCAAAACTATTGGTGGCGGGAAAAGCAGACTCTGCTGAAGGCACACCAGTAAATAAATCATTATCTGCATCAGAAAAGCAAGCATTGCTTGTTTTAGGTAGATAAACAACTATCTATACTGTATAATTGGGCTATAAGCCTCCAAATGGACGTTTGGACTTACACCCATAGATATATTAGACGATAATCTATTCATATAATTCAAATTCAATTTAAAATAGGAGAAACAAACATGGCAAGAACAGACTTTACAGAAGCCAATGGTTATATTCTCGAAGAGCAGGGTTCGAATGTAATCCAAGACTTAATTGCTAACTCAGCAGTTGAGCGCTTTGCTCGTCGTGAAAACATGGCATCACGTACAAAAACTGTACCACGTTTCGTGTCAGACGCTCCACAGGTAGTCGCAGAGGGTGGAACAATCCCAGAAGCATCAGCTACACTAGACGAGATCGTATTGACAGCACGTAAGTACGCACAAATTATGCACGTATCAGAAGAAGATCTAAATGATTCACTTCCAGATGTATTAACAGTTTACAAGAGAGAATGGGCCTCACGCTGGGCTCGCAAGTTCGACAACGCATGCCTTGGTGTAACAGCCATTGGTGATGGCGATGACGGACAGCCATTCAACTCATTGTACTACGCAGTAACTCAGTACAACTCAGCAAGCAACAAGATTGCAACTGCTGGAGCTCTAACATTTGAAGACATTTCAAATGCTCTTTCTCTAGTAGAAGCTTCAACAAAGTTTGATGCAGCTAACACAGTATTTATGGCACACCCAAAAATGCTTGGCCACATCCGCAACATGATTGGTGCAAATAACGAGTATGTATTGCCTAATCCACTAGATGGAACACCAGGAAACCTTCTTGGATACCCACTAGTAGTATCTTATGGTGCAGCTACATCAGCATCAGCAACAGATGCTCCTGCAGGAAACCCATTCCTAGTAGTAGGAAACCGTCAGATGCTTATTAATGGTGTCCGTGGTGGAGTAGAATCAGTAGTATCTCGTGATGCAGAATTCGCAAAAGACGGCGTTCTTCTAAAGACACGTATTCGTCGTGCCTTCGCAGTTGCAGATGCATCAGCATTCGCAATCGTCGAGAAGACATCGGCGTAAGGAGATAGATAATGCCATCAAAACTATACGGTAACTTCCTTCTTAAAGCACTTAACAAAGAGGTTGATTTTGATACAGATACCATCAAGGTAGCTCTTCTATCATCTTCTTATACTCCAGATCAGGACGCTCATGACTACTTGAACGACGTATCTACATACGAAGTTTCAGGTACAGGGTATACTGCTGGTGGTAACACACTAGGTTCAAAGACAGCAACCTACGATTCAGCAAACAACGTAGTAGTCCTTGATGCTGCAGATACCACTTGGTCATCTTCAACAATCACAGCACGTTACGCAGTTGTATATGGATCAACAGGTACATCTTCAACTTCACCGTTGATTGGCTTTGTGGATTTCGGTTCAGATCAGTCATCAACAAATGGTAACTTTACAATCACATGGGATAGCACAGGTATTGTGCGTATCACTGTAGCGTAAGGCTAACGCAATGGACGTAAAGGTAGAGGTCAGCGCATTCCAAGCAAATGCTTGTGCAGGCGTCGTCAAGACCACAGTAGAGATCCTTTCTGGTAACATAATGTCTCCAGTGGTTTCTGACCTCACCTTTACTCCTATTCTTACAATCAACGGAACAAGTATTTCAGCAATCCCAGCAAGCCACGCTTTGATAGGAGTCATGGCTGCGTAACCGCAGCCTATTTTTATGCCATCATATTATGATCAAATAAACAACTCAGGCCCAAAGGTCTGGTATCGTTTTAATGAAACAGCAGGTACTCCTGTTAACTCTGGTTCTCTATCAACAACATCAACTTTTATAGACTTACTTTTAAATGAGCAGACAGACGTAGATGGTCGTGCTGTATATTTAAATGGATCAAATTCTTATATTCAGCTTCCATCACATCCAGAATTTTCATTATTTAATGATCGTTCATTTACAGTAGAGTGCTGGGTAAAAATTGCAAATGCTGATACAAACAGATCAGCCCCTCTTGAAGTATTTAGATTAAATGCACCATCCGCGCCACATTATGCTGTTTACCTACAAGTTGATGGAACAGCTGGAACCAGAGGTAAAGTAAGACTAGGTTCATCTTGGACAACAGATATTCTTAGCACAAATGCCATTGATGATGGAACATGGCACCATATTGTTTATACTTACAACACATCTTCAGTTAAACTTTATATTGATGGAACATTAAATTCATCAACAACACCAACAAATTTAATTGCATCATTTAACTTTGATCAATCAACAAAGAAACTAATAGGTGCTGGATATGTAGGTACAGCTCAAGCAAGCATTAGCCAATATTTTAAAGGCCGCATAGATGAATTTGCAGCATACGATTATGAATTAACATCAACTAATATTCTTGCAAACTTTAATGCTGGAGCATCTGTAGAACTTGCTGCTGGCTCATTTGGAACTGCCACATCATTGATGGTACAACCTACAATAAGCGCATCATTTAATCCTGCAGCACAATCTCCAATGACTGCTAGCGCAGCATCTGGAGATCATTACAACTCAACAGTAACATTTCCAAAATTACTAAATACCTATATGGGCGAATTGTCCTTACAGAGTTGGTTTAAATTTGATCAATTTAGATCATTAGAAAATTATGGAACTGGATCAAAGGCTGCTGCTGTATGGTTTGGTGATGTTACAAATAATATTGCTGGCGGAATACAGGGATATGGTTCAATATCATTAAAAGGATCAAGTGCAAATACTTATATTTCTCAAACTACCATATTTATTTCAGGAGTATCTCAACCAACACCAATGGCAGTTCAATGCCAAGATGAAGATTTTACAATAGGATTCTGGGTTAAGAAACAAACTAAAGAAGCAACTGGTGCATTTGTAGAAGTATATAACAATGGAACATCAGATGCAGTTCAATTTAGATGGAATGCAGACGGCGGAATAACATTTAGAATTAATGGAAGCAATACAGATCACGATATAGCATCAACAACAGATATTACTGATGGTGAGTGGCACTTTGTAACTGGTAGGCTTGCATCAACTACAATGCAATTGTGGATAGATGGCACATCTATTGGCACAACAACAATGAATCATGGATTAACATTTAATAATTCACGCTTTGCTGGTGCGGATTCAACAGACTATATTTCTGTAGCTCAATTCTTTATTTCTACATCAGCAACTGTTGGATCTACAGAAATAGCAAATCTATATGATTATGGAACACCTACATTTACTGAAGCTGCTGCTTACATGCCATCAGCTGCCGTCAAATTTGATAGCGCATTTAATACCTATATTCAATCTAAATCACCGCTATTTGATTTTAGAATGGATGAAGCAACTGGAATTCCAGTAAACTTTGGATCAGCAACTATAACAATGGCTTCAGATACAGACCCACAAGGTTATGTTGTGGAGTCTGGATTAAACAATAGAGCAATTAAATTTACTGATAGAGGCCAAGCAATCAGAGGTAACTTTGATTTAGTATCTGGAACTTTATCTACTTCAGATACTGCTACTTTAGGTGTATTGTTTAAAAGTAATTGGAAGACATTCCCACATATTCATGTTGCAATGGGTTCAAGCCCTGCAACTGCAATTGGTATGTATATACAATCATTGCAGAACGGAACTCTAAGAGTATTTTATGGAACTGGCGGCGGAGCAAATAACAATTTAACTGGAACTACAGATTTTTCAGATAATAAATGGCACTTAGCAATTGCTGTAGCAGATGGAACTAATCTATATTTATATGTTGACGGTAAATTACAAGCATCAAAAACAGCTACTATTCCATTTACTGATTCTAACCAATTTGTAATAGCAGGTCCAGCTTTGGGTGTTCAAAATTCAAACAACACCATGATTAAATATGTTGATGAAGCCTTTGCTACAAATACAGTATTTACAGCACAAGAAGCATTTCAAGCATATCAAGCATTAAGACTTGAAATGGAAACAACAGCAACAGCTCTTATGGTCCAGCCTGCAACAACTTTGGGTACTGGCGTAATTGTCTTAGCTGATCCTGGCACTGCATCTGGCTTGATAGTAATGCCTACAGAAGTACAAGAAATAGCACCAACTATTGCTACAATGAATGCACATGCAGTATTCCAATTTCCTAACTTTGGCGGAAACGTAGTTATAGATGCTAACTATGGAACAACATCTATGGCTGCTGATGCAGAGTTCCATGTTCCAGGATTTAGCGTAGGTGAAATAAACTCAGCAGTTCACATGCAAGCATCTGCACTGATGGTTCATCCACAATCAATTGCTGGTGGAACTATATCTGTAAATCCATTTATTGCTTTAAATGCAACACTTGTAGATCCAGGAATTGTAACTATCAAGGGTGCATTAGTTAAACCACAATCATTTAATGCAAATGCATTTGCTCCTCTTCCACCACAATACTTTACAATTGCAGATGATCTTTGGTACCAGAGACTTGTAGCAATTGATGAAAAGGATTCAGTAGGTAACTCATCAATAGTATTCTTTAATACATCAAATAATTTTTATGTTGGGTCAGATCCTATACCAGGATCTGGCTGGACCGCACCACTACAAGTAGGAATTACAGCTATTAATGGAGTCACAAATCCACTGCCAGCAATAAATGGTGGATATTTTGATGCACAAAATAGAAAAGCTGTAAATCTTAGAAACATAGCTCTTACAACTGGTTACACTAGCGGTAATATTGGAGTTGGCGATAAAGACTTTACTTTTGAAGCAATGATTAAAACAACAAAATCTAATCAGGTTTTGTTCGTTGGCGAAAACGAAAATACAAATAACTTCCAGAGAACTGGTATTGTATTGAGAGATGGAAAGCTAGCGCTTACTTATTCAAAAGATAGAAGTACAGGATCAGTTTCTGCAAATGACGAACCTCTTGCATTTATTGGAAACAAGAATATTGCTGATGGCCAATGGCATCATATTATTATTCAAAATAGACAGACTGGCGTAGATAGAACACAGCCACGTATTCAGTTCTGGGTTGATGGAGAACTAGATATTCAAAAATATGGCAATGAGATGTATGTTATTAACAGAGTTGGATATAACTCATCTGAATTAAATTCATACTCTGACTTTACTATATCAGCATTCGGATTAGGTTTGTCTGCAATGGTAGAAGAAAATGAAATTAATCTTAACTACCTTGCTGCAATTAATGTTGTTCCTGTTAAAGCAGGAGTTGCTACAGCAACTGCTACAGCAACACCTAATACTAAGGGTCGTGGAAACCGTGGCCGTGCCCTTATGCTTTACTTCTGGCCAACACAAAACTCTACAATTGGCTACTATTCACCTACATCATCTTTAGGATTCCGTAGTGGTGTAGTTGGAAACAATTACCATGACTATGACCAAGGCTCATATGGCAATGATCCAGACACTTTCTACCAGCTAACAACATATACTAATAAAGGCGCAAATCAATTCTATGACTGGGATATCTGGCCAGTTCCAGTAACACAGCTTTATGATGGAGATAAGTGGGTTGGAGAAAGTCATCCAATTCTTAAAGATGGAATATTTAAAACTGGAACGGACAAGGGAACTGTCTATGTAGATGCAGTAACAGATAACGAAAGATATATTAACTTGATGACAGACCTTAAAGACTTGTCACAATTTGATATGATTTGTTTCCGTAACTATCCAGATCAATCTCTTGAGCAGGATAAATTTGGAGTTAATGCAAAGGGTGTTGTAGATGAATACTTCAACCTGCTTGATAAAAACCTATTTGCAGACTTCCTTAACTCTTTAAGAGAAGCAGTAGATACTGGTATATCCTTGCTTATTACAAACCCACAGCTTGCAGTAGATATGGGATTCATTGATACATATCATGAAGTTTCAGATTTAACTGATTCTGGAAATTTAGGGCTTTCAGATCCTTATGTTCCACTTAAGCTTAATGACCCACTTGAAACTGGAACTCCACAACTTACAATTAATTACACAACTAATTTAACTACTGAAGATGATGATGTATACCTAGATGCTTACAGAAATAACTACCATCAGGTTGTAAATACATTGTATGATTTAACAGATGATGCTGCATTTATTTGGACAGATGAAATTAAATATCAGGCAGATCAGTCAGACTTTGGTGAACTAGATAGATACTGGTCACATGTTGAATATAGCGATGAGCTAAAGGTTGGAGATAAATTCTTGATTTCAACCGCACCTACTCTTTATCAATCCTACTTTGCCGCACCACTAGATGCTGTTAGAGCTGGTAAAGTTATTACAAAGTTTGCTGACACTTACAGATTTGGATTAGTTGAGCGTGTAAACCCATATCGCAATTACGCAACATCTATTGCAGTAGAGCCAGGAACTGTAGTTGCTGGAAAGCAAATTGGTGCAAAGGTATTTATCTCATTTACAGATGTTGTAGGAATACAGCAAATTGGAAGAGTTATTGGTGATGCACAAGGCGAATCTATAGAACAAAAGCAAGTCTCATTAACAGCAGATTACTGGATTAACTATGCCTATAGTGTTGGTTTGCTTACTGTTGAGGAAAGAGATGATCTTTTACTTGAATCCTACGATAGAAGACCTGCTTCAGCAGCAAGAGAAGCTCTTAAGTATTGGACAACAAACGGAGTAGATATTATTGGATCATTGTCTGCATATTCAGACAATACTGAATTAGGTGCAGATACTTCTGAACAGGCTAAAAAGCAAAAGGTTCTTAAGAGAACAAGAAAAGGTAAGTTAAAGAAAACTGTTGGATCTGGAGCTCTTCCTAGCTTTACAACTCTTTGGGGATGGTCAACAAGGCAAATTTCTGTACCAGTTCCAAGCATTAACCTTCGTGGTTTATGGTGGCTATCTGAAAGACTTGAGTATGCTGATGGAGTTCCACTACGACCAGAAGCATTTGATGCAGATGCATTTATGAAGCAGCCTGTAGTTACAGGATTTAAGACAGCAACAATTGCCGCACAGGCAGCAGTAGCAGTTGGTGCAATGGTTGAGACAAACTTAAGAAGCGCAGGTACTACAATTGCTGTGCTACCATTAACTGCAACAGCATTATTTGTAGAAAAGGGAACCTTTGTTCCAGCAGCACCTGCAACAGCAGCTGCAACAGCAGCACAAGATATTAGAACAACTACATTCGAATCAGATCAGGTTGTTTTATACTTAGTACATGTGGACCCAATACTGTACTTAAGAGAGGACGTAATAAAATGATTAGCCAATACTGGATCGATCAAATTCCTGCAAGACCACTTTCTATTCAAGTTAGGACCCAGAGCGGCGAAGACGCTAACCTCTCTCCTTACACAACAATACAGGCGGTAATGCTAGGAAGCAATAACGAAGAAATTGATCTCACAGGATCAGTCTTAGACACAGCAGGTAAGTCAGTTGGAAATATAATTTTCAGATGGCCTACAACAAAAAGTCTATTTGAATATCCTGGAGACTATGTATTACAAATTAAATTATCAGGAACTGGTAAGTTAGATTTTACATCTACACATACACTAAGAGTTCGTGAGTTAGGAAGGACTAATAGATAATGTTATCAACAATTAGCAGCGTAAAAGAATACACAGGTTACGATGTAACCTTGCCATTAATATTAAGAGCACAAGCAATCATTGAGATGTTTGTTGGCAAAGATGAAATTGATGTTGAACATCCTTCTGACTTCTTGCTTCTTGATAAGATGGTTTCATACCAGACAGTTTACATGCTGGAAAATGAAGAGATTATATTTAAGCAGGCGGCATTGACAAGTCAAGGCCAAACTGATGCTTTAATTAACTTTAATAGAGATATGTTCTCACCATTTATGGCACCGCTTGCTGTCATGGCATCTGCTGGACTATCATTTAATAAGTCCAGAAGCTATAGAACTGGAAGCATATTTCAAAAATCAAAGTATAGGGATTGGAAAAGAGATTAATGCTTTTTAATACAGTTAAAAATAGAAATTACACAGTTAATTACAGAGGATATACTACTGTAACAAGTGCTGATGGAGTCGTTACTGAAAAGAGATACGATTTAGTTGGCACACCTATAAGAGTGCAAATTTCTACAAGTTTTACTGGAACCTTAATTATTTTAGCCGATGAAAAATTACAATTAGATAGCTATTTAGAGAATCTTGTTGATAGAAACGGAACAGCTGTTTACGATGGTGCTCTTTGGAGAATAAGTTCAACTCAGCCTCTCGTAAATGCTGTAGGCCTTGTAGAAGGCTACAAATACAAAGCAACAATAATTTCTGGAAATATCTAATGGCTTTTAATTTTGGTATTAGAAGGCCAATAGCCCTGTCAAGGGTTACTGGAGGCGGCGGAACTGGTGAAACCTTTATTGAAGAATACTGGCAAAGTGGATCATCAGAGGAATACCAAAATATAAAGAATATCTTAGACTTAAATCCAGGACAACAAGCAATCTTAGAATCAGAAGAAGATTCTATATTAGAGTATTTATTTAATATTGCTGAAGATTACAATCCAGATGAGTTTATTGATTTCTTGCAAGGTTCATTAACAGACGGTAAATACGAAGCATTGTCTATAACATTAGAAGAATATGCAGTAACTCTAGAAGATATTTGGGATCATTCAAGCGGCGGAGATGGTTATGCAGTTAAGAAATTCCTAGGAAGAATATACTCATAATGAACGCAACAGAAGTAGTAGGACTAATCACATCTATTATTGCCTTAATAGTTGGGCTGGAACTAAGAATCAAATCTTTAGTTAAACATTACTTAATAGAACTTAAGCCTAATTCAGGCTCATCATTAAAAGATCAAATTACAAGAGTAGAAGAAAAACTAGACAGACTTGTAAAATAGGGATTGACATAATAACAAAGCTTTAGTATACTTCATATACATCTAGAAAGGATGTATTATGGATTACTTTGAGTATAGGGATGCTATCTTTGCATCTGATTTAACAAGTCCACAGAAATTAGTGGCATTAACAATATCATATCATTATAACTGGAAAAAGCAAGAGCCTGGATTTCCATCTAATAGAACCCTAGCACGTGAGACTAGCCTAGCAGTTAGTACTATAGTCAAGGCTAAGAAGGTGCTACTAGATAGAGGGTTCATTACAGCTAATCAGAGATACAATGCTTCCTCTGAGTATGGGTGTAATATACCAGAGCAGTTGGTATGCTCTCAGATAGAAACTAACAATGAATATAACAATGAACTTAACAATGAAAAGAAAGAGGATTCTAAAGAATCCTTTGTTATGATTAATAATATTATTACAAAGGGTGTTAATGATAACCCTTCTTTGGTTAAGGTTAGAGCGATAGCCGCCGAAGATTACTGGAAGGTATTTGAATCACGATGAAACCAATTAAAGAGCCAGCACCGCTGGACCAAGCAATTAAATCATTATCAGATGCAATTGAAACATTAGATGAGATGATCGAAACCATGCAGAGTAGCGCAGCGACCCTCAGAGGCTGGTTAGAGCCAGGAAAAGAGATGGGCTGGATAGATGAGGACAAGTGAAACTACAAGGCCTCTATGCGGCTGCGGGACCCCTGTAGAGCAAAAGGGCACAACAGTAAATGGCTTTGCTATTTGGGCATCAGGATGTGGCAATTGCAAGTACTTTGCAAGAAAGAATAGAAAAGATAACTGTGAGAAATGCGGCGGGACAGAGAAGCTAGAAGTAGACCACATAGATAGCAATAGATCTAATAACAATATAAACAACTTAATGACCCTTTGCAAGAATTGCCATTGGGAAAAGACTTTAGAACACAAAGAAGGTAGAGGTAGTCAAAAATGAAACATTGCTCAGTATGTAAGATAGATAAGTCCTTTGATAACTTTCACAAGAACACAAAGACATCAGATGGTCATACCTTCAGATGCAAGACATGTACAAGTGCCTACTACAAGGGCTACAATGCCTCTAGGAAGGCCGCACATGCTAGGGTTGAGGTAATGTCTAAGGTCTGTAGAGATTGTGGCTTAGAGAAGCCTATAAGCCAGTTTGGCAAGAGAGAAAACTCCTTAGACAAACATAACATATATTGTAAACCATGTTGGAAATCAAGATGTTTAGCAGCAATTAGGAGGATGAGAAATGGTCGGAAGACCCAAGAAGCCAGGTAGTATCCCTAAGAAAGTACCATTAAGAAAGAACAAGGTAAGAACTCTAGAAACAAGAGGAATTACATATAAAGAACCAGCTATCATAGGTTCCTTTTGGAGAGATCACACAATGGATCAAATGCAAGATATGACAGATGAAGAGACAAATCAGACAATTGAGACATTCCTTGATAACATGATAGCAAGAGCTATCAAGAATGATAGGCTATGGGATTTCCCAATATTAGATGCATATTTACGTGTTGCATCTTTACCCAAGACCATGCCACCCTCTGGCAAGACTCCGTATAGGGTACATTCTACGCTCAAATAATACTTGCATACCCTGG